CAATAGATTCCTTTACCGTTTCGATAGTATAACCATCCTCCAGCGTAATATCGGAACTTACGTTAACGGTTAACGGTTCTGCACTGACCACGGTACAATACGCCCCGATCGGAGCCTGGCCCTCGCCGGTTCCGGAACTGTTTGGATCTATATACTCCTGCACTGTGTCCACTAATTCCTCAATAGCCGGCGCCCCGGTATCATCAATTATTACGACCTGCACCGTATTATCCCCGGCCCATAATGGGAAAATCTTAGCATCGCCAACACCGGAAACACTTTTGGCCCACTGCTTATAATGATAAATATTGCCACTCGTCGCCGGTTCTCTAAGCGCTTCGTAATAACGTTCCCTTAAACTATTGTCAGTTTCCGCATCATAACCATAATCGGTAATATTCGGATTCGTTATTTGTGCAATACCCTCAATAGTTACCGGCATTTCCGTTATAGTGTTCGCTGCCACGTTTCCACTTGCCCCTGCTTCAACCGCTTCAATAGCTACAGTATCGCCGTTACTTACTTCTTTAGTTTCCGTTGCTTTGAAACGAATGTTACCGCTGGTTGCGAAAATATCTCCCTCGGTAATCGTACCGGTTCCGGAAATAATCGTAATATAACCATTGGCTGCAGTAGCTGCTTTTCTGCTTAGCCCTTTACGCTGGGATACAAACCGCTCCAGATCAGCACCGGTCAAATTATCTACGTTCAACTTACTTTCAACTAAAAACACTTTATCCCAAAGCTTTTTCAGTCCAAAAGAAAAGGCCCGTAAGATATCCCATACAGGAAAGCCCTCTGTTTTTTGATACGAATCATCAACGTGCTCCAGTAGTTCCTCATGTAAGGTATCTACTGTCTTTTCCTCAGCCACTTATAACTACCTCCTCCCCTGTATTAGTTTTTACCGTAAATGAAAAAGTACCCTTATCAAAATTCCAGTCTGAAACGCTGACAACGTCCGGACATTTCGTAAGGATACCCTCATTAATACGCCTCATAATCTCCGCTACCTGATACCCTCTCGGCAACCGGTAGCCAATCAGATCACGAAGATCCACCCCAAAAGCCGGGGTATAAATTTTGTACTTTTCGACTTCAGTACGGATAAACAACTCAATCCACTGTTTAATTGCGTCGATTTTACTGGGCTCAACGTTTTTTCCGTCCTCTATAACAAACTCATTTTTTTCATAATCGAATTTTAAGGACCGCCCTATAGTACCGGAAACTGCAGCATCAGCAGTCTCGTCTATGGTAGTAACTTCAACGCTGTTAAGATCAACATCATCCGGAAACATATCAGCCTACCCCCTTTTTTACAATATCCACGATAAAAAAGTGTTGACCGCTCTCATCCGGGACAACCATTACATAGGATCCCTCTTTCCATACTTCATTTAAGTGTACCCGCCCGGAAGCTTCAATATCGCCGTCTGCGCTATAACTGCCCCCGCCGGCTGAACAACTTACTGAAATCTGCCCCGACTGGCTTTGGTTTGCTACATAATCCCGAAAACTGGTTTCCCGTTCCAGAATCTGATTACAGATATATATCTGATCTTCATGTAACATAAATTTACCGCTCTGTATGCTGATCACGACCGGAGACAGGGAAACCACTTGGCCCAAAATGGCGCCCAGCGGCTTAGGATTATCTCTCTTCTTTAATTCCCCCGCCAGCGAATACTCCCAATTTTCCACTGCTATACCTCCAGTTCAAGATCCATAGTATGAGATCGCCCGTTATATTTGTGAGTACAGTTTTTAACAAGAAACGCACCGACCAAATCGATTTCCGGCTGATTAAAAACTAACATCCTTCCGGATCGGACCGTATCGTCACCGAAAAGAGTTACCCTGAAATCTTTTTTGACCTTATTCAATTCAGCGAGCTTATTCTTAGCAATTTCCGCAGCCTGGCTTTTCTTTTTATCTTCTACCTTTTCCACTTTTGTTAACAGCCCAAAGGTTTTAATGTTTTCAGAGTCCTCAGCTGTTGCAAAAATTTGTTGTTTCTTTTCGGACGAGCTGACCACCAAAACCCTTGTAGCCATTTCTTCCGCGCTATAACTGCTATTAAAACTGCCTATTACTTTCGTTACATCAAATTCCGGAACACTGGCAGCCGGTTTATATTTCGCCGTAATAATCAAATCTTCGTATTTATCAATATAAAGTTTGTTTTCACGAACCTCCAACCGATATTTCTCTCCCAGCTCATTCGTAGCCAGCTTTAACAAATCTTTAATAATATCCGATATCTTTGTTCCGTTATAAATCTTGCTGACCTGAGTGCTGATATCTGTAATGGATCCAACCGGGATTTGATTCTCTTCACATAGCCGGGTGATAGCGCTCTTTACACTCACCTTATTAAATTGGATAACAGCCTCTGATTTATTAAGGTAATAAGCGTAATCATACGCCTTATACGAGAGCTGGCTAAATCTGTTATGGTTTTGGCTCATGATCACGCCGCTAAAAATCGTTTTCCCGTTATTGCTTAAAACGACCTTGCCGCCGATTTCTAACCTGTTCGTATTAAAATTTTTATCGATTGGATTATTTAACAGATCAAAACTCAGTTCCTCGCTCAACGAATCAATATTATCGCTCCGGCTATAATTACCGGTGACCGCTGTTATATCTTTAGCCGGATTATCCTTATACAAATAAACCAATTTGATCACGAGCTAAGACCTCCCATCGGCGTAACCGTCCGATATTCTATCAGGTCTAACGAATAATGATAGTCCCCGACATTATCCGGATGATACCGGAAATCATTGACCAGCGCAGCCATAGACAGGTAAACCGTACCGTTTGTATAAACGATAGTGATCCGGATCGGTTCGTATTTCATTTGAGAATTACGAATAAAATTAATCACGTCCCCGGCATTGCTTCCCATCGGACGACACCAGGGATATTTTAACGGCGTTGGTGGCAGCAACCCGTTTTCGATTTTTACGGAACGGGATCCCATTGTGCCAATAACAGCCATATCACCCAGAATACCGTCAAATTTCTCATGGTTCTGAGGGCTATCCAATTCAGGCAAATTTCCCGGAACCACAGGCAATACCACCCGACCGCTGCTGGAGGATAAAACTATATCAGCCTTACCGATAATCCGGGCAACATTAGGAACCAGTACAGAAAATAACTGACTGATCACAGCCCCTAACAAACTGTTCATAGTTACACCCCCCTACATATTACCAAGAGCCGTTACCACTTTTTCCACAATAACCCGGCCGCATTCATTATAAAAATCATCGTTTCCGATAACGTTTCCGGCAATATTCAAATTAAAATTAATCGTCGGAGGAGCGGAAACTGCTTTCGCTGCCACGTCATGAGGAATGATCTGCGATCCGCTCGGTAAATTGATCAGTTCGCCCCGGTTCCCCTCATTAACGTATGTCTGGCCGCCCTGGAAAAAACTCGTGCCTGTAGCATTATGAGGCGCATCTTTACGCTCTTCCATTTTGCGCTGGTGGTAATTAACGATCGTATCGATAGGATGAGCAACCAAATTTTTAAAGTCATTCCAAAGACCCTTTAATCTTTCAATACAACCGGTAAAAGAACTGGTTATACTGTCCCAGACGCTTAAAACCGTAGTTTTGATACTGTTCCACGCGTCATTGAACCAGTTTCGTATAGAGTTCAGCGTTTCATTAAAAAACGCCGTAATACGGTCCCAGTTCAAATACAACAGCACAATTACAGCGATAATAGCCATAATCGCCAAAAGAATCGGATTCGTTGCCATAATGGTATTGATAACCCCTATTGTTGTCTGTACAGCTTCAAAAGCGGCCTTTACTTTTAAAATGGCGCTGGCCACCATTACCGTACCGGCGATAACCGCCGGAATTGATAAAAGGATCTGAGCTAAAACCGGATGGGCCATTAAGAACGATATAATTTCAAAAACAGTATTTTTCCACCATATAAAAGCGTCTACAAGCGCAGTAATACCGGAAATAACCGTATTCAAAACTCCCAGCGCTTCGTTCCCAAAAGTTTTTTGCACTTCCTGCCTTAAAGCAGCCAATGGATCCATGCCGGACTCAATAGCTTTTTGCAGCCTGGTTGAAAACTCTTCAACGCGATCGAGCGAATTGCTAAGGAAATCCAAACCGCCGCCAATGTTAAGAGATTTTGACAAAGCGCCCCCGAGCGCGGTTGTAATATTTTGCACTGTATCTTTTACGTTATTAAATTTAGATACCAGCGTATTACCTACGGCGTCAGCTGCACCTTTGGTTTTTGCCTCGATGGCTTTCATGGTCTGATCCGCTGTTACCTGGTGATTCTTAATCATGTCGTCCAGTTCTTCCTGGGTAACATGCAAATAATCCTTCAGATAGTTGAAAACGCCAGGCAATGAATTACTGATCGCCTTCAGATCGCCACGTTCCGCATATCCCCGGCCAAACATCTGGATCAACTGGGTGTTGACCAGCCCGATCTGCTCCTCAGTCATGGAACCGGCTGCCGCCATATCCGTCAAAATCTTGATATTGGATTTGGCCACCTCTAAACTGGCCCCGGATGCAGCCCAGCTTTTCGCTATATCCAGAGCGCCCTTACGGGATAAATCAGTCGTTTTACCAATAACGGCAGCAAATTTATCAAGATCCTCAGTCTCTTTTTTACCAAGCAAAAACGATAATCCGGCTATTGTCTTTTCATGTTCTCCATATTGTTTAACAAACATTCCTCCGATTGCGCCGACTGCAGTACCCACACTTACCATATCAGCAGCAAACCGTATTGCGCTTCTTGCCGCACCCGAAAACGAATCACGCATGGAGTAAGACATTCTGGCGGTAGCATTTTGTGCCCGTTGCATTGCCTTAGTAGAACTCTGGACACTGCTCCGTACCTTTTTCATTGGGCCGGTAAACTTGTCAACCAGGGACAGCAAGACATTAATCGGTTTAGATGCCATGATAGCCCCCTTCCTTTATTTCTTTCATCGCCTTTTCCTGGGCTTCAACATTTATCTCCATTGAGGCCCGCAAAAAGATTTTTTCTAAAAAGCTCAGACTTGTAAGCTCCCGTATGCTATATCCCTTTTCGAGATAGTAGCTGAACATACTTAGCTCTCCGTCTGAGCGGATGAGTTTTTTACATCATTCATAATGTCGGTAAACCCGTACATATCCAGAATACCCTCAGCCAGTTTTACAATCCCGCCGACGTTATCCTCCAGCACCGCATTAACCACGTCGTAAGGTTCCGGGCATTGATACGCAGCCTGTAATTTTTCATCATGGAAAAGCGGAACGCACAAATAAATCAACTGTTTATAAATATCCAGCGTTTTACCGAAAGTAATATCGTGCTCCTGCAATTCATCCAGAATATCGGAAACCTTAGATAACGGCTGTTTTACCGCCGTGAGCGTCATGCCGATCGCTGCCACCTCGATTTCTTTGATACCAAAAGAGCCCTGCTCCCGCTGCAGTTTTCTCTCCAGCAAAGCGTCTAATGTGGCTTTTTTCAATTTTTCATTATTCATAATGCTGCCCCCTTAAACAAAAAATCCCTGCTAAAAATCGGCATAACCAATAAAAAAGCAGGGATTTGATCGATTCAGAAATTAAATTTTTAAGAAATGGTATCCAAATACCGGAACCCGCCAGCCTTAAAAGGTACAGATTCCTCAGAGACGGTAGCGTTCTCGAACTGCATTAAGGTCGCTTCGTCGAAAGTTACGTCATAAAGCTCAACACGTTCGGAACCATGTGCGTCCGGATCAGCAAGACGGCCGACCAGTTTAATAGGCGGCATAGACCCCGTAATCATTCCGTCCCGGATCAGGTTCACCAGATACGTATCAATCTTATGAACGACGACCGTACCGGCCAGCGAATACCCTAAATACCGGTGCTGCTGGCATAATTCGCCGTTAATCTCAACATCTTCATAATTCAACGTAGCCTTTGCTTCAAAGCTCTTAACGTTGGCCATGCGTTTACCCTGTACCCAGAGGCGGCCAAAAGTACCACGCAAAATTTTATTTACTACTTCTGCCATGTTTTACGCCTCCTTATACCATAGTAATACGGAATTTAAGATCTTCGATAGCATCCAAGATCTTAATATTGCCAGCCAGGAACACATAAGATTTAAAGCTCATCTCTTTCACTTTTTCTTCATCCCAGTCCTGAGCCTCTGTTTTACCGATACCCAGCCAGGCGTCCCTCTGCATTTCAACATCCACATAAGCAACATTGTCATAATCCGGATCCAGAATTTCCTCACGGACCAGCTGCCGGAAATAACTGTTGACAGCCGAAATAAACAGAGTCTGATTGTCATAACTGTTTTTATATTTACCTACGTAATAATCCTTAAACGTTGTATAAATATCTTCCAGAATGATATTCATGGATTCCACGATAATGATCTTACGCATATCCTCGGTGTCCGTGGTGGTAAATGTAGTAAGCGTATTAACGCCCCGGCCGATCTTGATGACGTCCTCATCTTTGAAGAAAACGATATAGCCCTTATTAATCCAGTAATCAATATCGTTTTCAATTGTTACAAAGCTGGTATCTACCTCGTCGATATCTTCCAGTTCGTAATACGTGCAAGAGCGATTCATAGGCAGATTGCACAAAATACAAACCAGACGGGGCAAATACAGATTCATATTGACCCAGCTGTCGGTATCTACCTCATGAACACGGGGATTTTTTACGTTAATAATATATTTACTATCGGCGGTAGTCGCATTTGCAACCACGCCAATATATTTCTTTCCGGCGCTCTTCTGGTTTTTGGTAATAATATAATTTACCACCTGCTGCTGCCATTCCGAAACGGTCGTAGCAAGATAGTTAAACTTAACGCCCTCCAGCGCTTCAGTAGCCACAGAGAAATCCGTACTTTCTGCCGGCACCGTCAAAACATAAACTTTGTTAACCGGAACCAAAAACCCACGCCTTAACGCCGTCAGCTGTTCCTCGGTATAATCCGTCGCAGTAATATCAGTTTCATACCGATATTTTTTAAGACGGGGCGCTTCTACGTCGCCTTTGACCACGATACAAGCAATACCACGCTCGGACCGCTGGATGGCGGAAACTGCTTTCTGGATAAATGTAATTTCAATTACAGGTAATCCGATTTTTCCCACGGTATAACCTCCTATTCGTTAATATGTTCATTAAATTCAAGCTCTTCCATATATGGTAATTCCGGCTCCGGCCATTCCTGGATAAGAACGCTTGTTAACGTGCAAAGCAGATTTTTATCCGCTTTGTTGATCGTTACATTTACCCTCTTTTCCTGGCTTTCGTCAAAAGTCACATGGGCCACCGTCTTATCGTTTTCATCAACTAACGGCAGCGGATGAGCAAGCAATTCCAGTAATTTATTTTTAACATCAATCAGATCTATAAAACCCTGATACCGGTCCTCAGCAAAAAAGAAAATCATCAAATCCGATTCCTCTTTTACATATTCCGGCGTTTGGTTGCTTCCCCGGATTTCCCCGATATCAATAAAATAGCTGGGACGAGGGAACCCTTCATCCTGATCGCGATCATTTACCGGATAATTTGGGAAATTAGTTTCGATTAACAGCGTCAACGCTTTGATAACATCAATAACCGACAACATTTTTTGAACCATTAATAGAACCCCTTTTCTAACAAATAATCCACAAACTTATCACATAAGGCGTTAAATTCGCCGGGGAACTGATTCGTTACCTTGCCTACGATATGCTTACCGGAAACAACCTCCCGTTTCGGCGTCCGCTTCATCGTTCTCCAGTCAATCATTTTATGACCGTATTCAATCAAATGGGCATGAGGCGCCCTGTTATATACCCTGACCTGGAATTCACTGCCAGACCATATATACGGCCGCCCTCTTCCGAGTCCTTTCAGCAAGTTCCCGGTTTTCCTTTTTACGGTACTCCTATATTCAGATCTTACCCGCTTCCGAAAAGCGTTCCCAGCTCGGCCCATAAACTTTTTTGTTTCATTGGGAAATGTCCTGGTAACGTGTTCTAACATATTTCTCTCAAAATCTGTTAATTCGTGAAAATCAAAATCTACGCTCATACCTTTACCTCGCAAAAAATTTCAAGGCGCTCGTGATTCAGATTCGGATCCAAAATATAAAGAATATCGTAACGTACTCCCTGGTAAACGATCCACATATCCGGCGTAATATCGGAACGATACCGAATCTTTACCTTATGTGTGGTCCGACTTAATGTAGTATCTGCCGCTCTTCCGGATAACAAACTACCAGTTTGGGGAATGATGGCAGCGTATAAAGTCCGATACAAAACCGGCTCGATCGGGTATTGACCAAGCCGGTTACGCTCTTCACTCTTTACGTTATGCCAAAATTCAACTCGTTTAGATAATTCGGTAGAAAGCTGGTTAGTACGTCGCAACATCTAACCACCTCCTACAATAAATTACAGCTATGAGATCCAAGTATTTGCTGAACGGTAGGATTGATCTGCACACCGGAAACCGTGTACTGCCGCAAATCGTACATATCAGCGCATAAAGTCAGAATCGCCAGCGGAATATCGTCGTAATCATCCAACCCCTCGGTGGTTAAACCTGTATAACTGGTAGCATATTGAACAGCAGCAGACATAATAGCCGTAATTAGCGTATCATCTTCGTTACCGTCTACCCGCAGGTAGTTTTTAACGATATCGACAGTCAAATCGCTAACTTTCACACTATCACCCCTCAGCTTTTTTACGGCGAGTCTTTTTAACCGGTTCCGGTTTTTCTTCCATCGGTTCCGGTTTTTCTTCCAGTGGAATGATATAACCGGCTCTCAACAGATCGGAGCTGATTACCTCATCAGTAATTTCGATCTCCTTACCGGCCGTACCATTCACCTGACCGCCGAAACTAACCATTACTTTATACTTCATAGCTCACACACCTCAAATTATTTCATCTTCAGGACAGCAATCTTCTGTTTTTCCAGAACCTTAGCGTCAGCTTCTAACCAGGCCACAGCGCCCACAGCATGCTCGTCTGCATATTTTTCCAGCAGGAGCTGCAGTTCCAGACCGGGGCGAACATTAACGCCCAGACCGCTGAAATCGCCAAACACAATCGGAGTGGCTGCAGTAGCAATATCCGGCATAGCGTCAGATTCATAAACCGGGCGGCCCAGCAACGTATAATTAAAACCGTCTCTGATATCCGGATTCAGCAGATAGCGCTCTTCACGATCTTTCAGTTTACGGACTTCAGTAAGAGTTTTAGTGTTCATGATCCAAACGCCTTTGCCACGGTAGCGCTGGTTTACTTTCATCTGGACATTGATCAGGTCGTCGGCAGTAATAGCAGCTGCTGCGCCAGCTTCTACAGTAATACCGGTGGTAGTCAGTACGCCGCTCATGTGGCCGGTTTCCCCGTCGCCCTTGAGCAGTTCTTTTTCCATGAACAGAGCGATAGCTTCCGCCAGTTTGCCAATGATGTAGGAAACTACGTCGAATTCGCCGTTATTGATCAGGGATTTGGAAATCTTAGCCAGGGCGCCGGCCAGATTGCCGGAAAGGCTAACCGGTTTAAATTTACCAACCTTAGAAGTCAGGGCGGTAAACTCTTCCGCATACGCTACCGTTACGGCGCTGGTTTCTTCGGAGTATTCCGGGAATACCAAAGTGCCTTTTACACTGTAGCGGTCAGACAGAGCGAAAATCGGGGAAATATTTTTAACCGTTTCGATGATCTTCTTAGCGATGGAGGTAGGAATGATAGCGCCATTATCGCCCATAGTCATATTGGCAGCGGCCGCGTCGCGGTTTTCAGCAGAAATCCTGCCGTTACGGATGAAAGATTCAAAAGCCCTGTATTCGGCCTTTTCCGCTTCTTTATCAGTGGCTGCAGCCGGAGCGCCGGGCTCACCGCCCTCGAACTGGCGGGATTCGGTATACATTTTGATTGTAGCGGTAATCCCTTTGATTTCTTTCATGAGAGAGTCATAAGTGGCGACTTCCTCGTCATTGAAAGCCCGGTTTTCCTTTTCGGCGGTTTCAAACATCTTGTTAACCTGTTCAACCAGAGCATTACGTTTTTCCAGCAATTTCTTAAAGTTCATGTTATCTTCTCCTTTACTCTAAAATTGAAAATTCAAATTTGCGTTTCATCTGAGCCAATTCTGCAGCATGATCTACCGGATCAGGAGCTTTTCGAAGATCTGTAACCTGGATTTCATCCTCGTGTTTTCGATATTCGATCAGATCTTGATTGCCGTCTCTCATTTCGATACTCGTAGCAATATAGGCCGGAGTTACGTCTAAAATAGATACCTCAAACAAGTCGATATCCTCTAAAACCCGGCGCCGGACGCCGTCGTCCCGCGTTTCCCAAGAGTCTTTCTCTTTTTTGAAACCAAACGACCAACCGCTGAGCTTATTGTTTTTAGCCTGCTCGATCACGTCCGGATCGCTTACTAAAGCCCTGGCATAAAGACCAATATTGTCTTCACGTAATTCCAGGCTGTCTTTAGTGCTTCCAAGCGGCTTTTTATGGTTATACATCAACCCGATTTTGTCCGTTTTTTCAAGGGCGTGTTTAAAGGTCCCTGGCTTAACGATTTCTACAAATTCCCCGTTGATGTCTCGCAAAAGCCGGCTTTCCCGACCGGTAACATTGACGTAACCGGTAATAACAGCGGTATTATCCGCTCGGATCTCTACCTGAATCATTCGGCGTTTACCTCCTTTCCTGTACTGCCCAGCTTAGCTGCAGTATTAGTATTGACGGCATAAATTTGCTGAGTAACCGGATCATACAAAACGTCACCGAGACTCAATTTTACAAATTTAAGGCCGAGCGGCGGCAGATTCTCAAGCTTCCGAACCTCGTCCACTTGTAACCAACCGCTTTTTAAAGCTATTTCATAACTGCTATAACGTTTGGAAATATCGCTTTTCAGGATCTCCGTAACGTCAACAGCAAAAAACAGATGATCTTTTTCCGACTCCAGCAGCATGAATTTGTTTAATGCCGTATTAAAAGCGCTCACGATAGGAATGATTGCCGTTTTTACCGCATTGATATAAATTTCCTCGCTGCCGGTCCCGCTGGATGTCTCAAACAAATTAGTCGACAGGCCGAAAAGGTTATAAACCAGATCGCTATTAGTCTGCTTTGATTCGTTCAGCTGGTTCTCGGTCGCTGTACTCGCTGCCGGCTCAAAACTGATACCCTCATTAAGGACCATAACGTCCGGCGAATTATTTACCTCTGTCGAAAACAGTTTTCGCCAGGCAGTTTTTAACTGATCCAGCTTATCCTGTTCCAACCGGTATTTTGATTTCAAAAAGCCCCGCTTTGTACCGCCGGAAACGGCTGTATTTTCATATTTCAGAGCGTTAAGCATGGTATTAAACAGCAATCCGTTCTGATCCAATACGCCCCGGCCGGTCACACCGTTAACGCTGTTCTGCACCAGACGGAAAATGAAACATTCCGGATATTCCACGCCGTTTACGTAGATCTTTACGTATTTTTTAATTTTGTCGATACCATCAATAACCGTAACGTATTGGTTATCGACATAGTAAAAACCGGTAGTTTTGTTATGATTATCCCGCGCGATCACAGCGTAACCGTTACCGTCCAGCAGCATATCCGTAATGATAGCGCTTTTTGCCTGATTGGCGTCCAGCAGATCCCCGGTATCGTTGTTTAACAAAATTAACCGGTTATCGTTTTCTACCGGAGTGATCACTCCCTGATCATTCCGGGAAAACAGCTTTATCGGCAGCCCGGCGACCGTGCTGGCAATAAAATGAACTGACGTAGCCAGCGCCGGAATATTGAGAGCTTCGTTTTTACTGATAGAATATTCAGCGTAAGTTTTGCCGGTAAGGATTGCTTCCAGATCTTTTTCAGCCGACCGCTTTTCTTTTTTCGAAAAAAACGATTTGAAACGTTCGAACATTGTCTCACCTCCTTACGCTTAATATTGAACGGCCCACGTCAGCACATCATTCAGTACAACATTCTGCTGGCACAGATATAACGCATTGATAAGCGCCACCACTTCATCCACCTTGCCGGTACTCTTCTTTTTATTCACATATCGGTTAAGGTTCGTGTCATACTGACAACGGGCATTATCAAAATTTATTTCCAACAGCTTGTCCGGGTTATAAACGACCTGTCCGTTCTCGACAAGTTCACTCAGCCATTTGGTGGCCGGATGCAACACGGAGCTGTGTTGTTTAATTTCCACCGTTACATAGCCTGCTTCCTCCCATTTCTGAGCAGAACTGATGGCATTGTAACGGTCATAACCAATGGAATGGATCTTAACGCCCAAAGTGGATTCCAGATCCAAAACATACTTTTCAATGACGGAATAATCTATCGTCCTGTCACCGCAGGCCACACAAGTACCAGCCTTCACAAAGTCATAGTAGTTAATTTTTTCCACCCGGTTCTTCTCGTCAATGCGCCCTTCCGGGACGAATGCCATTGTTTTGAACAGGACCTTTTCAGAAGCTGCATCATAAGTGACCATGGCCACGGCGCAGTTATCATTGGACATAGACAAGTCCACGCCCAGATACACTTCCCTGTCCTGCCAGTCAATTGGTTCATCGCTCCGGCAGGCCTGCAGGTCAGCAACAGCAATATAAGTCTCTGTGCCAATGCCCTGATAGATAATATTGCAGTGTTTGGTAATGAAATTTTCCCGCTTAGATCCAACCTCGATAGCCTGATTCCGTTTTTTGTGCAAATCTTCCATGATTTCCGGCACATCCAGCGCCAGCGGATTCGCCTGCTCCAGTATGCCGTCATCCGTTGCCCAGTCAGTTTTGTTGTCAGGCTCATACAGCAACGCAAACAGCGTATCGTCATCCACAACGCCATCCAGCACCTGCTTTGCATAAGTGACCTCATCTTCAAATGGGTTTTGGATGGTAGGATATTTGGTGCTGATTATAAATCCCAGCTTGTTCAGTATCGTCAGCTGGCCGGAAGCCATTGCCTCAATGGCATATGGATTCGGTAGCGCACCCGCTTCATCCACCAGGAACACATTGGGAAGTTTGCCATCCAACCGGCTGGTACTGTAATTCAATGGGAAGTATTCACTCTCTGTGAGATTGCACTTAATGGAATCCCGCAATACCTTGAATTTGAGTTTTCCTCCGTATTCACCAGACAGCGCGGGACTCATCTTTATAATTTCCTGAATGGCCGTCTTGACTTCCCTGCTCAAAGCACCATCAGGGGCTACGCTGTAAAACTTGGAAAGCTTAGGTTCCAAAAAGAAGAGCAATAGGAAGGTGACGGCCACCAGGAAGGTTTTGCCGTTTTTGCGTGAAATCTCAAAGATTGCCCGCTCATACCGGCGTTTAGCCGGGCTCTCCCTATGGACGGTACAAAGAACAGCCACCAATAAAAGCCACTGGAAACCGGACAGCGCAACTTTGACTGTCTGCCCTGCACTCAGCCCCTTTGGCA